GTATTGGGAGCGTGTTGATATACCAAAGCAACTAGGTCGCATTCAGTCAATCTTTCAGTGGCATGAGATGCCTAAAGATTTTAAGGCGCAATATATTGACTACATAGAACAAGAGTTTGATAGAAGAGAGCAGGGGCATTGGTTTATGAATAATGGAACCCCAACATACATGACAGGTTCTCATTACATGTATCTTCAGTGGTCTAAAATTGACATAGGATATGCTGACTTTCGTGAGGCAAACAGAATTTTCTTTATTTATTGGGAGGCGTGCAAGGCTGACTACAGGTCATTCGGCATGGTTTACCTAAAGATTCGCCGTTCAGGTTTTTCTTTTATGTCATCATCAGAATGTGTGAATATTGCAACTCTTGCAAAAGATGCAAGGGTTGGTATCTTGTCAAAAACAGGTTCCGATGCCAAGAAAATGTTCACCGATAAGGTTGTGCCTATCAACAGTAACCTACCTTTCTTCTTCAAGCCGGTAATGGATGGTATGGACAAGCCAAAGACAGAGCTTGCCTATCGCGTCCCTGCTTCCAAAATTACCAAAAAGAATATGCATGAGATTGATGAGGATGGTGTAGATGGCCTTGATACAACAATAGATTGGAAGAACACAGATGAGAACTCTTACGATGGTGAGAAGTTGTTATTCTTGGCGCATGATGAAAGTGCTAAATGGACAAAGCCAAATAATATCCTAAACAATTGGCGAGTAACCAAGACGTGTTTGCGTTTGGGTTCTAAGATTATTGGTAAGTGTATGATGGGTTCAACGTCCAATGCCTTAAGTAAAGGTGGTCAGAATTACAAAGATTTGTATGAGGATTCAAAGCCATCTACACGTAATGCAAATGGTCAGACTAAGTCGGGGCTGTATGGCATGTTTATCCCAATGGAGTGGAATATGGAGGGTTTTATTGATCTTTATGGTATGCCTGTACTTCGTAAACCAAGCAATCCTATTAAGGGGGTTGATGGTAATATGATTGTCAATGGCGCTATTGATTATTGGGAGGCAGAGGTTGACTCATTAAAGAATGACCCTGATGCATTGAATGAATTTTACCGTCAGTTTCCAAGAACAGAGTCGCACGCATTTAGAGATGAAAGCAAGGCTGCTCTATTTAACTTGACTAAGTTATATCAGCAGATTGACTTTAACGATACATTGATTAAAGAGCATCACTATACTAGAGGTTCATTTAGTTGGAAGGATGGCATCAAAGATACGCAGGTTATATTTACTCCTGATCGAAGGGGGAGGTTCTTAATTGCTTGGGCTCCTGCAAAGCATTTGCAAAACCAAGTACACACAAAGAATGGTATTAAATATCCCGGTAATGATCATATGGGGGCATTTGGATGTGACTCCTATGATATCTCAGGAGTTGTTGTAGGGCGTGGTTCAAATGGTGCGCTACATGGTCTAACTAAATACCATATGGACGAAGGTCCTGTTAACCAATTTTTTTTGGAATACATTGCTCGTCCGCAGACAGCAGAGATATTCTTTGAAGAGGTACTAATGGCATGTGTATTTTACGGTATGCCAATATTGATTGAGAACAACAAACCACGATTGCTGTATCATTTTAAGAACAGAGGGTATCGCGGATTCTGTATTAACAGACCGGATAAAGTTTATGCTAAATTATCTAAGACAGAGCGTGAACTAGGCGGTATACCAAACTCATCTGAGGATGTCAAGCAGGCGCACGCAGCTGCGATTGAATCTTACATAGAGAAGTACATAGGTGTTCAGGAAGATGGGGAAATGGGCTTCATGCCATTCAATAAAACATTAGAGGATTGGGCTAAATTTGACATTAGCGATCGTACAATGTTTGATGCTACAATTAGCTCAGGATTGGCTATTATGGCTTGTCAGAAGCACTTATATCAACCCGAGGTAAAAGAGTCAAAAATAAGCATTAAATTTGCTAGATATAATAATAAAGGGAATATTAGCTCCTTAGATACATGAAAGACGTAAAAATTAACATATCCTCAACATCATTTCCGAGTCAATTCGCAACTGATGCAGAGAAAGAAACCGCTGAATTTGGTATCCAAGTTGGACAAGCCATACAGTACGAGTGGTTTAGAAAGGATGGTAATCAATGTAGATACTACAGTCAATGGCGTGACTTTCACCGCCTTCGTTTATATGCGCGTGGTGAGCAGCCTATTCAAAAATATAAGGATGAGCTTGCTGTTGATGGTGATTTGTCTTACATCAACCTTGATTGGACACCTGTTCCAATCATTCCTAAGTTTGTTGACATTGTTGTCAATGGAATGTCAGACCGTCTATTTAAGGTTAAGGCATATGCTCAAGATGGAATGTCTCAGGCAAAGAGAAACAAGTATCAAGATATGATTGAAAGTCAAATGGTTGCAAAAGACCTTTTGATGAACATACAAGAGCAGACAGGTGTAGATCCATTTGTGATGAACCCTGATGAGCTTCCAAGCACTGATGAAGAGCTATCATTGTATATGAACCTCAACTACAAACCTGCAATTGAGATTGCAGAAGAAGAGGCTATCAATACTATACTTGCCGAGAATAGATACGATAACATTCGTAAGCAGTGTGACTATGACTTAATGACTATTGGTATCGCTGTTGAGAAGCATGAGTTCCTTCCGGGAGCAGGTGTTCAAATCTCATACGTAGACCCCGCAAACATTGTATACAGCTACACTGAAGACCCATACTTTAGAGATTGCTTCTATTGGGGTGAAATCAGAACGCTTTCTATAACTGAGCTTTACAAGATTGACCAATCACTCACTCGTGAGGATTTAGAGGAGATTTCAAAATATAGCCAAAGTTGGTATGATTACTATAATGTAGCTCAATTTTATGAAAACAATGTTTTTTACCGTGATACGTGTACTCTTTTATACTTTAATTATAAGAGTACTAAGAAAATTGTTTACAAGAAGAAAATTCTTGATAATGGAAATACTCGAGTAATTGAGAAGGACGAGAACTTCAATCCTCCTGTGGAAATGATGGAGGAAGGTCGCTTCGAAAAGATAGAGAAAACAATTGATGTTTGGTATAATGGTATTATGGTTATGGGTACCAACATCTTGCTTAAGTGGGAGATGGCTGAGAATATGGTAAGGCCAAAGTCAGCTACTCAGCACGCGCTTCCAAACTATGTAGCGGTTGCACCACGTATGTATAAGGGTGTTATTGAATCAATGGTTCGCAGAATGATACCATTTGCTGACCTCATACAATTGACACACTTAAAGCTTCAGCAAGTAATTTCTCGTGTTGTACCTGATGGTGTATTTATAGATGCTGATGGTCTTAATGAAGTTGACTTGGGTACAGGTGCAGCTTATAACCCTGAGGATGCGCTTAGACTATACTTCCAAACAGGTAGTGTTATTGGTCGTAGCTACACACAGGACGGAGAATTTAATAATGCTCGTGTTCCAATCCAAGAGTTAAATAGTAACTCAGGCGCTGCTAAGACTCAAATGCTTATTGCAAACTACAATCACTACATGGATATGTTGCGTTCAGTAACAGGTCTTAATGAGGCTAGAGATGGCTCTGACCCTGACCCACGCGCATTGATTGGTGTACAGAAGCTTGCAGCACTTAATTCAAACACAGCTACACGTCACATTCTTGAGGGAAGCTTGTATATGTTTAAGTCTATCGCTGAGGCTCTTACATATAGAGTTGCAGATATACTAGAGTATGCTGACTTTAGAGATGACTTTGCTAATAAGATTGGCAAATACAATGTATCTATTTTAAATGAAATTAAAGACCTGTACGTATATGACTTCGGAATTTTCATCGACATCTCTCCAGACGAAGAAGAGAAAGCACAGCTTGAGCAAAACATTCAAATTGCTCTATCTAAAGGTGATATTAACCTTGAGGATGCAATTGATATACGTGAGATTAAAAATCTCAAGTTGGCTAACCAACTCTTAAAACTCAAACGAGTTAAGAAGGAAGAGAAGGAGCAACAGCGTGCAATGCAGGCTCAAGCTATTCAAGCACAACAGCAAGTTCAAATTCAGCAGATGGCTGCCCAAACTGCTATGCAAAAAATTCAACTTGAGACGCAATCTAAAATGCAAATTAAGCAAGCTGAGGTGGCTTTTGAAATTGAGAAGATGAAGAATGAGGCTATGCTCAAGCAACAATTAATGCAGACTGAGTTTGATATGCAAATGCAACTTAAGGGTGTTGAGGTTGAGTCTGTAGACAAAAGAGAAAAGGAAAGAGAAGAAGCTAAAGCTAAGCGTATTAGTCAACAAAACTCAGAGCAATCTAAGTTGATTAATCAAAGAAAGAACAACCTACCACCAATCAGTTTTGAATCCAATGAGGATTCCCTTGATGGCTTTGACATGGCTGAATTTGAGCCACGTTAAAACAATAAAAAATAATATATAACTTTGTAAAAATTAAATCAAATGGAATTTAAAGTAAAAGAAGTATCAGGAATGGTCGAAAAGAGCGCTGCTCAGATTGAAGATGAATTATTACAGAAGCACGAAGAGAGTCTAAATGACACTATTCCATTAGAAGATAATCCTCCAATTGAAGAGCCGCCAATTGAGATTCCTGAGTTAAAAGAAGAAGACGTTCTTTCATATTTGGGTAAAAGATACAATAAGGAAATCAATTCGTTTGACGAGTTGATGGCACAACGAGCAGAGAACGAACCGTTACCTGAAGATGTTGAGGCTTT